CCCACTTAATGACGTGAGGATGCTTGTCTAGATAACGCATCAACGCCAATTCCCAGCCAGATCGATATACAATATTCGTAGGGTCACCTAGATATTTATCTGGATTCAGTGGTTTAAACTTGCCTTTGTATGTCTTGTATGCCATAATAACTCATATAAATAATTGATAGTGTAACTTAATATTTATAAAGGTATAAAACGATGCCATCAGATCAGACAGGATTGAAGTCAAACGATCCAAGTACAATAATCAATAAGAGAAAGAACCCGCCTTCAGGTCTGCTGAAATTTCCTGCTAATCTGGGTGTTCACTCGACATTAATGCGATTCTTTAAGTACAGCTACGGTGGTGTACGGGGATCGGAAATCACAGGTAGCGTTGATATAGTATTACCCCTTCCGAAGCAGATCCAGGACTCGTTCAAGATCAATGTGGCTGGTGATGAAATCGGAGCAATATCAGCTGGTGCAGCCCAAGTGTTAGCAGCTGGAGGAGATATGGACTCTCTTGTTGGTGATGCCGGAGCTTCTACTGCAAAGTCGATTATCGATGCAGTATCCGGTGGAGGTGGTATAGGCCAGTTGGGCACTGATATGATCCAGATGGGTTTATCCAAATCAAACCCAAATATATCCAATATGATGCGTAGTGGTAAGGGTAATGCACTCAACCCATTCGCCACATTAGTATTTAAAGGCGTTGATCTTAAAGTACACTCATTGGAGTGGATGTTATCCCCTGATAGTGAGCAAGAGAGTGCTACGCTGAAAGATATAATCAAAAATCTTCAGAGCATGGTTCTTCCTACGGTTGGTGGTATTGGAGCAGGCGGTGATCTATCTGCCATAGAGCGTGGACTCCTGCGTTATCCACATATGGTCGATGTGTACTTTCAAGGCATTGATATGAACTATTACTTCAAGTTCAAGACATCGATGATCAGTCAGATTAGCGTTGATTACACTCCTAATGGCATTGCTATCAACAAAGGTGGTCGGCCATCAGCAATTCGATTAACTATGACGCTTCAAGAAGCTTTCATTCATACAGCAGATGACTACGAGACTGGAGAGATAGAGGTCGCAGCCTCACCAGAATCTACTGGTAGCGCATCTGGTAATTACCCATACGTATTTGGGTCAGGCACTGGCGCAGATGGAGACGCAACATCAAGCGATGATGGTTCTATAACTAACGCATATGCTGCCGCAAATGGTGGAATCTTATGGGGTGGCGGTGCAGCCGAAGGTAACGATTCACCAACGGATATCATAACAGTTGGAGGTGTAGCAAGTACTAGGGCGACTCTAAACTCACAAGGAATCACCGATGATACAATCGCAAACAGTCCAGAGCTGTACTCGGTCAGTGGGGTTAATGTTGCGGATATCGTTGCCGTAAATGGAGTACCGAGAACGAGAGGAGACCTTAACGCAGAAGGCGTTACCGACGAAACCATAGCAAATAATGAATCGAAGTATTCTGTCACATCTAAACCAGCTGGTGGTTCTGGTGGTGGTTCTGGTGGTGGCTCTCCGTGGCCCAAGTTTGCAGGAGGAACAACTTCAAATAGTCCCGATGGACAAAGTAAAGCTACTGCTACATCAAATGGTTTATTAGAAGACGAAGTGTTCGTTGTTAACGCAAGCGGTGATGGTGGATATGTGGTGTCTAGGGCGGTTTTGAACTCGAGGAATATCACAGACGAGACGATTGCTAGCAACAGTGCATTGTATATTACCGGAACAGACAGCGTATTACCGAGTGGAGCATAATAATGTCATACTTTAAAAACTTTCCAACTGTGATGATAAAAGGTCAAGAAGTACTTGACATTACACGAAAGGTGAAACTATCAGCTGCACTTCGTTCGGTGAGTTTAGAGTATCTAAGCTATACGTTAGAGGATGGAGATAAGCCAGAGGACATCGCCAATTACTACTATGACAGCCCGGAATATGCATGGCTAGTGTTACTGTCTAACGAGATAGTCGACCCATACACTGAATGGTATAAGTCCAAATTAGAACTGGAAGCTTATATAAAGGTTCAGTACGAGTCCAAGTCTGGATTGACTGGTGACGCCGTGCTGAATTGGGCTAGGAACTCCAGTCTATCTAGTAATATAATACATTACCGAAGTCTGTATGAGCCTGCTGTCCAGATCAATCGTGCTACCTACCAACAGTCGCCTGCTTCCGAGTTCTATGCTATGCGTGTGTATGACTATGAGTATGAATTGAATGAGTCTAGACGAGAGATTAACCTGATCAATAAGTCGTATCTATCTCTTATTACAGATAGGTTTGTGGAGGTAATAAATGGCGAGTAATCAACAGCAGGCTGGCTTTTATACGCTAAAGCAGTTTAAGATCAGTCCCGTCATACAAAACGTTAATGACGTTGTTGATAAGAACTTGCCGGAAAGTACCGAATTGAATAAGGTTATTCTTAATTGGGGCATAAGCGAGAGTGTCAATAGTCCTTATGTTCACGGATATGCAGTAGTTCATGAAGGTAACAACATATTAGCAGATCTACCTATTATCGGCGAGGAAGAAGTTGATATCATGTATATAGATTTCTACGGTAAAACTCGCCGTGAGAGCTATTACGTATATGCTGTTGAGGAGATTCAACCTGAGAGTAGCATTAACGATAAAATCGTAAAGTACATTATTCGATTCTGTTCGAAGCAGAAGTTACATGCCGACACCACTGAGTTGCGTAGATCTTACGCAGACCAGACTATTAGTAGTATGGCAAGATCTCTATATGAAGACTACTTCTTAAGTGGCAATAGCTCTGATAAGGAAATTGATATAGAAGAGTCTGATGGGGACCAAACCCTTGTTATTCCGAATCTACGTCCTGACGAAGCAATGAACTTCCTCGCACGGCGAGCATTCTCTTCTAATAGTAAATCGTCATTGTTTAGATTCTTCGAGACTCGAGAGAAGTATTTCTTCTGTACGCATGAATACCTTATTGAAAAGTATAAGAATGATGTTTCTAATGATGCAATATCTATAAGCAACAATTTAAAGTTCATATATAGCACCATTGACGATAACACTGGACCCGGACAGATGATTGCCCAACAGTCTATATCATCGTTAGTGTATGGTAAGAAGGTCAATACGATAAGTGACATAAAGACCGGCGCATACCGTCGACGAGTCACAGAATTGGATTACATGAATAGAACTCGTATCACCCGTGACTATGACTATTCGGCGGAGCATGGTCAATATAAAGCAGTTGATAAGCTAAAGTTAACTCATACAAAAGCTTATATCGATACGTTCATGCAAGCAGACAATGCACCCGAGACTGTACTCGTTGCAGATTATCCACAGATCGGTCAGGGTAAAGGAACAGACCACCAGCTTAAGCCATATCAGTATTACTATGAGAACTACACGACAAAGCCTATCATCGATTATCACATGGAGGCGAATTCCATAGCATTTACCATCAAGGGCAGGGTTGATCTATATCCAGGAAAGCTTATTACAGTAGAGCTGTACGACTTTGCTGAAAGCCTTAGTGGTATGCGTACGCTAGATAAAGAACGAGCTGGATCGTATTTAGTACTTTCTGTCGAGAGTAGCTTTATTAATGACGAGTTTCTACAAAAATTGGTGGTATCGAAGGGCGGTCTTTCTGGAACAGCAGAGAAGGCGGCCAGTACCACAACAGTCGATACAACATTTAACATGATAAGTGGGTTGATAAAATGAGTGGACTATTTAATAACTTAGTTTGGTTTGTAGGCGTAGTCGAAGACAGCGCTGACCTGACTAATGCAGGACGTGTTCGTGTGAGAGCATTCGGCGTACATCCTCCTAAAGGCGAAGCATTACCCACAAACCATCTACCATGGGCCACAGTACTTGATGGTACATACGGAGCGGCTCAAGTGGTTCCAAAGGTCGGTGATTGGGTATTTGGGTTCTTTGTTGATGGCAGAGAAGCACAGCATCCTATGGTTATGGGTAGAATTCCGGGCATGAACTTATCATGGCCCGCTGGATCTGGTAAGCCAGGCGAAGATAGCTATATTCCGCCTGAGAGTCTACACGAGTTTGGTGCACCTCCGCTTCATAGATACGTCAGTGGAGAAGACTCCGAATTCGGTCAAGCCATTCTACAGAGAGCATTCCAACGCAGTGGTATAGACACAGCGGGCGATACCACGTTCGACGAACCACCTATTATGACTCCCGAGAGAAACCTCGACAACCGTGTTATTAAGTCTAAGAATGGCGATAACTTCTTAGTGCTATGTGATCCTGTAGAGAATGAGGCAGGTGACTTCATATTGCTATCACATTCGAGCGGATCTGTATTCCAGATTGATCCCAATGGTACAATATTCGTTAAGTCGTTCGGTGACACTTACAACTCAACCGAAGGCTTAGAGTTTAATAACGTACAAGGTAGTCAGCATACTAATATATCAGAAGACTGGACATTAAAGGTAGAGACTGGATCTGGTAAGGTATGGATTAATGGCGACCTCGATATCGAATGTGAGAACTTCAATGTAACTGCTCGTGGAACGGCGAACATTCGATCTGCTATTAAGACGAATATCTCGGGTGGTAGTGTTGGCATATTTGCATCAACTGATGATATCAACCTTGCAGCTAATAATAATATCAAGAATAAGTCTGGCAGTCTACTGAATGGTGGTGGATTTTACGTACAGAGCGATTATGGCGACGTACATCTCGATGCATATAAGATGAATCTATATAGCTCTACATACACTAAAATTACCGCAGCAGGTATACCGGCGATCAGTACACAACTATTACCATATCCCGATGTTACACATAAGGGCGTTGAGATAAACTCTCCAGCTGTTGTTAGCATTTCAACATTAGGCGCACTAGCACTTTCTGGTTCTACAACGTCAATCAAGGGCACTGTCGAGGCTAACCTAACCGGCGCAATCGTTGACGTTAAAGCGGATGGCCTTTTGAATCTGGAAGGTGGTGGCATAGCGAGTCTTGACGGTACGTTAGTTAACATTGGTATGGGTACTGGCGCTGCGGCTGGCATTACCGCTTCAACTACCGCTACGACTACGATACGGGGTACACAAGTTGCATTCCCATCAGCAGCGAAGAGTGTGACCGAGGTTGCAGCAGCAGTCGATCCGGGCGAGATACCAGCTAGTCGTGCGTCAATATTTGGTGGTAGTTTCGTTGAGAGACAGAACGCACCAATGACCAGTTTTATGGGACACGATGATGATACGAATGGTCCTAGATAACAATAAATACACAATACGTCAATATAAATTAGGAAGGAATATATGACCTTTTGCGATTCCAGCACACCTCTATCGTCGAGATTTGATGCACAAGTCTTGCGACCAGACAGTGCTATATTCGATAAGCTCTTCGATCCGGCGGCGCTTATTGAACAAGGTAACCCCTTGGATAAGGTGGATCGACAAAGTGTCGTCAATGTCACTAATAGACTAAACGATATACTTTCTGATATGGATCTTGATGCGTATCCAACTTTGAAGAAAAGGTTTGCGCAGCTGCCTATATCATACGTCGAGGTCGCAGACTTCGCACTAGCTGATAGCACCGACTTGGATAAAGTTTATGCTGCCATGCGAGACTTTGATCCAACTGGCGGCACTGCCACTGGAACCGCTGGTGCTGCTACTGGAACCGCTGGTGCTGCTGTGAGTAATTCTGCGAATGAGTCTGGGTCAGGCGGAACTGGTGGCACTAGTGTTGGTCAAACGGGAGTAGGTGGTACTGGAAGCGATGCTGTAGTGAGTGCAGCAGCATCTGGTATCGGCGCTGGCATACCAGGGACAACATCAGTAATAGATGCTAATGGAAACACACTTGACGTGACACGAGATGTGAACGATAATATAACATCTGTTGTGACGAGTGACCCGTCTGGTAATGCAATATCGTCTACAGAAGTAACTACAGATATTGATGGTAACGTGAAATCAGTAACTAAAGATTCTGAAGGTAATACCACCTCAACATCAACTCGTGATACGGCTAGTGATGGCACCGTATCCACAAAAACAACATCGTCCACAGGCACCACGTCGACCAGTAAAACCGATGCGACTGGCACGAAAACTACAGTAACTGATTCGTCGGGTACCACAACGACTACGAATACGGACACTGCTGGTAATACGACGACTACCACTACCGATGCATTAGGTGGAACGACGACGACTACGCAGCAAACAGGAACGACTGGATCGGCAACACGGGAAAATGATGTCCTTGATGTATTAGCTGCGTTAGCTGTTCCTGTAGCTATAATAGCATTTCTATCAAACTTCGATTTCCACCTAGACAATAACATTGGTGGATCTATAGCAGGTGGTCTGTGTGGACAGTTCGGAAACATATTCGATAAATTGTTTGGACTCTTTGATCTAATCAAATCTGGTAAAGATAAGATATCGGATATTGGTAACGATAATGAGAAAGACCCTGTAAAGAAACTTAAGTCTATAGGGTTTAGTCTAATCATTAAAGAGATGTATGCTAATATTGTCAAGATCATTAAAAAGCTTGTTAAGGAAATAAAGAAACGAGTTAAAGCTATGGTGGACTTCTCGGTGTCTATAGCAAGTAATATATACAATAAGATAAAAAAGATGGCAGAGAGTATACTAAACTTCTTCTCTGACATAAACATAGGTAAGTTTTTCCTAAGAATAGAGTCGTTTGTCGCCTCCACTGCATCACAGTTCGAAAGAATCACGGCAGAGGTCTTAGGTTTGTTGATGTTTCGTTTCTGTCAGTTCTCGGATACACTACAAACAGTTCTTATGGGGCCAGCAACAGCACTAACAACTCTAGCTACCGCTGTTGCGACCGAGACTAGTATTGCTCAGAATACATCACTAAGACAGACAAGAGAGGCAGTGAGTGCCGGTGGAATACGAATAACGGCAGTCGATCGAGAGAAGGCAAAGGCTGAAGCGATTGCTACCAATAATGCACCACGTGCTGGTAGAGTCACCACAAAAACTGATGCTGTATTTGATCCTCAAGTTGATTGGCAGACACCACGTGGAGCCACTTTAGCTGAAAATGCTGCGATTAGCACACTGACCGAAGATGGTATAACCAACAAGTTTTCATTCTCGGCGAGTCTTAAGAGCGATGTTGGAAATTGGCAGAAAGTACAATCAGATGTGTGGGTTCGACTATTGAGAATCAGTGAACAGACGGGCAAACAGTACGTTGTTAACTCTGGATTTCGAGACAAAGCGCATAACATCGCAGTTGGTGGATCTTCGGACTCGATCCATATGAGTGGCTATGCGATCGATGTTATCGTATCGTCTGCGGACAGAGAGGACTTCTTCCTAGCAGCAGAACGAGCGGGATTCACTGGTATTGGTATATACAACACATTCATTCACCTTGATTGTGGTGCGAGAAGGATGTGGGTAGCAGGACATGGATCTGAGAGTGGCTCTAGCTATGCGCTGACAGGTTCCACTAAGAATAAGTGGGTTAATGCTATACCAAAGCACAATAGAGACGAATATAGAAAGAACTCTGGTATACCAGTTGAACAGTTGGCTAGGCAGAACTCTCTTGAGACTAAGCGAGCTATTGCAGCAGAAGCTGCTACTCAACACACAAAACGCCGTGGCTAACGCATAAATACAAGAAAAGGAAATACAATGGCAGGTCTAACACCAAGAACACGAGCACGAGAATTGTATTCCGATTTCTCTAAGAATCTGGATCAAGTACCCGGACGCAATGATCTATCTAGGAAGATCAACGAGAATGCGGTGAAAGAGTCTATTAAGAACATCGTCCTCACGAATAAGGGCGAGAGGCTGTTTCAACCAAGCATAGGGTGTAATATTTCGGCATCATTATTCGAAAATCTGGATGCTAATACGATTCTTATTCTAAAGGATAACATTAAAACTGCTATCCGTACGTATGAACCACGTTGCGATCTAAAAGACGTAGAGATTATAGCAGACTTAGACACTAATAATTTGCAAGCGACTGTTCTGTTTAGCGTACTAAATACAAGTACGACCTCATCTATAACACTCGATCTTGTCAGGGAAAGATAAATGGCTAATATATCACCAGTAACAGACTTAGACTTCTTTGCCACTAAAGAAGCCCTTAAGACGTTCCTAAAGAACCAAGACAGGTTCAAGGATTACGACTACGAGGGGTCGAACATGAATGTCCTATTGGACGTTCTATCATACAACACATTCTATAATAACTACTATTATAACATGGCAGTGTCTGAGATGTTTCTTGATAGTGCCTCACAGCGTAATAGTGTCATTAGTCACGCCAAAGAGCTTAACTATATGCCACGGAGCAGACGGTCATCCGCCGTCACGTGTGATATTACCTTCACTGCGGCTGCTGATTATGGGTCTAACTTCATAGCCATACCTGCTAACTCATCGTTTACTGGACATTGTGGCAATAAGACCTACATCTTTTTAAACGAGAAGGCATACGTTGCTGCACGAAGCTCAACATCACCAACGTCCTTTGTAGCAAGCTCGGTTGAGTTGTTTGAAGGTCGATACATAACCGAAGTGTTATCCGTTGCTGATACCACCATATCCAACTCTTGGATAGACACCCGTAGTATCACCATGACTGTTAATGGCGTTGCATTCACTTATAAGAGTGAGATATTTGGTGTGGGATCGGTCGATAAAGTATTCTATCTCCAACCCGAGAATGATGGTCGATACAGCGTACAATTTGGTCAAAATCGATTCGGATTTCAGCCTACGATCACAGATTCGATCTCGGTGTCGTATAGACTGTGTACAGGCCCGGAAGCGAATGGCGTTAATAGTCTGTCACTGCCATCATCATTCGGTGGAGCAAGTTCTAACATAATCGCAGTATCTGGTCAGTCTGCCGGTGGATTCTATGGCGAGGGCATTGAGTCTATTCGTACGTTTGCACCGAAGGCGCTTCAAGTACAAGAGCGAGCTATCACTAAGCGTGACTACGAGACTCTGTTACGAGCAAGATTTCCGAACATCCAAGCAATCTCTGTGTACGGCGGTGATGAAGTTGATCCTCCTAAGTACGGCAAGGTCATCATCTCCATCGATGTTGCTGGTGGCCAAGGCGCTGCCGAATATGAGGTAGCTAACTTTAAAAACTACCTAAAAGACAAGACTCCTTTGACGATTGATCCGATCTTCGTTGCAGCTAAGTTCTTGTTTGTCGACACAGTAATCAATGTCAAGTATGATGCTAACCTTACTTCTAAGTCAGCAGCGCAGATCAAAAACGAAGTGTATTCTGCCGTTCTCACCTATCAGACTACATACTTAAACGATTTCAATAAGACACTCCGCCAATCTCGATTAGCGGCAACCCTTGATTCGGTAGATGGATCTATCATAAGTACTGATATCGTTGCTAAACCAATTATCGAATATATTCCTGTACTTAACATAGCAAGTAGTCCGTCGTTCTCATTTGAGGATGCACTTGTTAAGCCATATGCATTTGATGCTATCACTGGTTTCGATTCATTCAATCCAGCTGTAAGTACAACCAAGTTCACTTATGATGGCGCACTCGTTACCATGCAAGACGATGGGTTGGGCAGCTTCATGCTCGTCACGGCAGGAACGGATGTAGCACGAGTGTTTAAGTACGGCGTTGGTACGGTAAACTATACGACTGGTGCTATCAAGCTATCGAACATCACCGTTGATGACTTCGAAGGCGCAGCAATCAAGTTCACAGCTTCTACTGTAAACAAAGACGTTAAGACTCCAAAGGATAGAATAATATCTATTCGTGGCGAAGACATTACAATCAACGTAACACCATTGGCGACATAAAATGAGTTTAGTAGTCCGAGATAGTATACACTCAGGAATCGACCAACAGTTCCCATCTGTCTACAGAGAAGATGGCGAGTTCATGGTCGAGTTTACAAAGGCATATTACAAGTTTGTCGACGAGCGCATGGATCGAAATATACCTAAGTTGCGGGACATCGACACTACGCTTTCATCCTTTCTAATATTCTTTAAGAAGAAGTATCTAGCAGATCTACCACTTGATACCGTGATTGATACACGCTTTATCATCAAGCACGTATCGGACTTGTATCGAAGAAAGGGTACTCAGGAATCACTTGAACTTCTCTTCCAATTGTTCTATAATGAGCAGATTGAAGTGTTCTATCCTAGCTCGAACATACTGCGTCCTTCGGATTCTGTTTGGGGTGGCGACATATTTCTCGAGATGCGACCAGTGTCCGTCGTTGACGACTATCCCATTCAAAAGGGTGATCGAATTTCTGGTGATATATCATCTGCTGTAGCATTCGTGGATCAGGTCAACTTCGTAAACTTCTCGGGATCTCTTATTCCGCTAGTGTACGTGTCTAGCACAGTAGGTAAGTTCTCTTCGGATGACGGTTTGACTGTAGTTCGATCAGGAGTGACGATTATAGTAGGAAAGCTGATATCAGGATCGATTAGTGATGTCACGGTTAGTCCAGAGTTTCGAGTGTCTGGTCAAGTATCTGGCGATAGACTTAAGCTTCTATCTACCAAGTTTGGCGTTGATGCTACAGGATATGTACTATCGATATCTGATGCGCCGACTGGACAGATCACATTCAACATCGAAGACGGTGGATTTGGGTATGTTAACCCACTGTCTGCTTATGCATCAAACAGCATAGGCATCAGTAATCAAGTATTAGTTGTTGACCCAACGAGTGTGGTTAGTATTAAGGCAGGCGACATAATCTCCTGCGATGAGGCTGAAGTAGTATCAGCAAGTGGAAGTGTGTATGCATCGACACCGAGTCCAATCAATGGGACCGGGGTCGTAGTAGCTTTTGTTAAGCACCTGCTATACATTAGAACAACAGATGATGTTACCCGAGCGTCTAGATTAAACGAGACTGTATCATCGGGAACCTATATCGGACAGTATGTGATACCAGTTGAGCTGTTAAGGACCATCGCTGGTGATGCTACGGATAATCATGGTTGGGGTATCATACTAACTACAATTTCGAACAATGGATTTGCTAACGGCGATATAACCAATAGCGGTGGATTAACTGCTCAAGATGCGACTGAGTTAGAGTCTTATATAAACGGGAGTCAGACTGATGTGAACTACATAAATCACATCGAGACACAACTTCTTCCCTCGTTGGGCATCTATAAGCAGTTCACGTCATTCCCTGTCGCACCCGAAACGTCTGGCGGCGATGCAATTACCGATTCTACCACAACTATTAAAATTAACGACCTCGCCTCGGACACAATCACTGCCATTGCGGACTATAACGATACTGCAAATTTCGAAATTGCTGGTATCACAGAGATCGAGGATGTTACGCTAATTACAGATCAGATCGGTGACTATAGCAATATAGCACTCGATTCTACCGACTATGGTATGTCTGGTGCCGGGTCCGAAATAATAACTACCACGATAAATGATGCGTTCACTCCATTGTCCATACAGTTAGGTGCAATAGCATCACTTAAGATAACATCATCTGGCACGAACTATCAGAATAATGTGTTTATCGATGCGCTCCATGCCAACGTCTCCAAGTTCGATAAGAAAGATCTTATAATCAACTTCACCAATCCAAACTTCTTAATGCAAGTCGGCGACATTATCACCCAGGAAAGGGAGATCGAGAACTTGGTATTGGGTGACGGATCAATGATCGATTATACGGTTAAGGCTAGATTTCTTAAGCGAGTTGACAACGATTATTACTTTAGACAGATAAGCTTCTACGACTTTGATGAGGACATATCGATATTAATTGTAAACAACCCATATAACATAGCCAGTATTAGATATGACGTAGACTCACTGCCAATGGGCGCAAACGCATCGATAAGTGGTACTGCTAGCTATGAGATCGGTCAGATCGAGACCATAGCAACCATCAACAGTGGCTATAGATACACAGACGGCGAAGTCGTATCAATCGTTAACATCGAGCCAAACAGTGCGTACTACAATCAGGTGGTGGCCAGTGCGACCATACGAACATTTGGTGCTGGTAGTACAGAGGGACGTTGGAAAACCACTACGTCCTTCTTAAGTGAAGCGAGTAAGCGGATTCACGATAACCATTATTATCAAGAATATTCGTATGAGGTGTCATCTATTATTGACCCGGCTAAGTACGAACCGTTGATCAGGGACACCATTGGCGTTGCTGGCACAAAAATCTTCAGTTCACCTTTGATAAATAGTAGTAATAATGTAAGCTCCAAGGTAGACATTGATTTCCAAATTTGGGATGGTGATGTACTCGATACAGAATATACGGCAAGCATAACCGCATCCATGGGGAATTAACGCATGTCTACTATAACACGGATAAACGGATAGACTAATGGCAAAGATTATTACAGAGAACTTTAGAGTTGAAACTGCTAGCGAGTTGTTTAATTCACTTAAGAACGAAAACACTACGTTAAGCGATAATTTTCTAACACTACTTCAGTCATATAACACTGATAATACGCTAGGGCTTTCTTCTGCGAATACGACTGATATTCAAGATTTCGTCGATGCACAGCTAACGAGTCTGAGACCAGAATCGCACTACTACATCATGGCATCAAGTATTGATAAAGCCAATGTGATCTCGAATACTCAGATAGAAAAACGATTGTTTACCAATAGGGTTATCTTTGGAAATAGGATAACAGATAACGATGTTCGCTATATGTTCTATAAAAATAACTGGACATCTGGCATAGTATATGATGACTTTGATGATATGGAAGATGTCACCACATCGAATACGGTTGTAACCGTTCCTGATATTGAAGGCAACTATACAGTTTTTAAGTGTATAGAGAATAATTACGATAGCCCTTCTACGATAACTCCAGTGTTTAGTGGTATCGTATCATCTTCGGACGAGTTTATCGTTACAGCAGACGGCTATGTGTGGAAGTATCTATTTTCCATCACGGCTTCTGATGCCACTATCTATCAAACGTCGGACAGCTTACCTCTTCCTTATCCTGCATATGGAGACGTTGATGTAATTTCTGCTGCAAGAGAGACTGTTTCGCAGATTATAATCGAATCTACGCCTATCAATCAGTTCAGTGCATATCTATTCGGTCCTAATGGTAGCAACACCAATGCGTCCGATGTTACAGTATTCTCTCAAGCTCAGAGTGGTACAACAAAGAACGTTGTTGTTGATATAACGCCAAAGGTTGGCTTTTCCTTATACTCGACAGATGATGCGTACGCTAATATGTATCTAAAGATATCGGAGTCTGGAGAACTGTATAATGTTGTTGCATCTTCGTATGCTTCTGCTACACAGATCAGACTCACGATAACGACTGAGGTTGATATTCCACAGAACACATTATGCCAGTTACTTCCTAAGATTATAGTCAGTGAGAGCACTCTTAGCGGATCTCCTTGTCTAGCTCACGGTATTCTTGATCAGTTCGGGACACTGGTTAGAATTGGTTTCAGATCAAAAGGCACCGAGTATAAGATAGCTAAAGCCCAAGTTGCTTACCCAAAAGGTCTTACTGCAACATCACCTACCGTTCTACGGTGCGTTGTATCGCCAAGAGGTGGACATGGCTCTGAGCCAGTTCACGAGATGGCCATGAGTAGACTTGTGATCATCACAAACTTTTCGGGCGTCGAGGGTATTATACCTGACGCAAACTCGTACACTAAAGTCGGTCTAGTGAAGAATCCAGAATTTAGTGATGCTGTGTTCGTTGACTCATTCGATAACAGAGCTTCGATGACCATAGCTGGGGATGTAACGGGTACTGCTTTAGCAGGACATGTTATTCAGCAGTATCTCAAAGATTCCTCTGTCACTACTTTGTACCCAGGCAACTCGTATGTAATAACGGATTTTGGTACAACTACACAGTCACTATGGAACATTGCTGCCGGTACGTCTGGGGTTGTTTATAAGCTAGGAGACGCATTCGTTGCAGTATCTGTGACATCTGGCACTGGTGTTGTGAGTCATTATAAATTTGCTCCTACAGCTGGCGATGTCATTGATGAAGGCGATGAGGTCATAACTGCTAAAATACACCAAAGTGTGTATGATTCTGGTTTGAACTCGACCACAATCTATATGGTAGACTACGTGGGTGCATTTGAGAATAAGTTTCAAAATGGCACTATCTACATCAGAACCAGCTTGACTGCCACTAGTGCTTATACATTGAGTATAAATAATGCTAGTACCGATGTAGTTTATGGAAAATACGTAGCCTATACCGGAGATCTACTTCATTACATTGATTTTGATCCTATCACCAGACAAATAGATCGCAAAGAAAAGATAAAATTTATCTTTGACTTTTAAACTGTTAAGGAAAGAGTATAATACATGGGCATTAATA